ATTCCCTTTCGGTTTCCGCACCAGTCAAACCGTGGCTTCTTCTCCAGTCGGTAAATATTCCGATATTGTTTCTTTCGGCAACACCGGCAAGCTGATTTATACTGTCTTGAGCTTGCTTTCTTGACTGATCTTCCGTTACATCGGGTTCAACAGTTTTAGCAATCTCACCCAATAAATCACGCCTTTTGGCTTGATTATATTCATCAGCGGTTATCATACCAGATTCAAGAGCCGATTTTAGCTGATTTTCTCTTTCCGCTCCGGCTTGCTGAACAGCCTGTTGCCTCATATTGAGCATTCTCATTTGATTGGCAAGTGAACGGTCTTGCTGTTCTCTCTGAAATTGTCTTTGAGCTTCCAAGTCATCCAAATGCCATTGGCGTTCTTCTGCCCTTTGAGCATCGGATTTTAGCATATCAGCATAAGCACGACCGCCCATCTGACGAATACGAGCCTCATCTTCAGGGTTTTGAGCAATCATCTCATCAGTTAGTTTGTTGTCCGCTCTTACTTGTAGCCCTGTTTGATAGTCTTTGCCGACTTGATCCAACATACTGACTAAATCTGTCTGTTTTGGTGCGGTTATGTTTGGAAATGTGCTTCTTATGATTGAAGCTGTCGTTCCTGCATAGTTTTTATTCAACATAATTAGCCTCCATAAGGATTAGAGTTATATCCAGTATAGCCACCGGCTAAACCACCACCCAAAGCACCCCACGGACTACCCGTAGTCGCAAAACCTTTAGCCGCTCCCATAAGAGCACCGCTCAAAGCACCACTCAAACCGCCTTTGGCATTTGCTTTATCTTGCTGATATTTCAAGTTAGATTTACCAGTTCCAACACTAAAGATATTCTGCTGATTTTCATATCCTGAAGCCGAACCTTGTAACTGGCTCAACAGTTGGTTAATATACGACTGCTGTGCAGAGTTACCGAAACCGCCGGCATTGATTTCATCACCCAAAGACTGGCTGAACTCGTCATTTCCGGCCAAGATTGCACCATAAGCCGCTTGACGTAACGCATCATTTTGTTTTTCTTCCAAGTCGCCCATAGCTCGGTTGTAGGCATCCGAACCAACAGGAATACCCTGATTTTGCAATCTAGTTGCCATATCTGAAGTTTGGCGTTCAAATTGCGGGGTTAGTCTGTCAACAGCCGAATTATACAAAGCATCTTGTGTTCTTTGCCGTGCCTCGTCCGAACCGTCAACGCTAAAGGTATAATCGCCCATATTCCCTAACTGTTGGCTTTGATTATACGCATTCTGTGTCAGGTTAGAAAGCGTGTTGTCAACGTTTGATGTGTCATAGCTCTTTAAGTAACTTTCGTAATTCTTATAAGGTGACATATCATATTTGACCTTTTTAGATTTACTCATTCCATTTACACTCCGATTTTAACATTCCTAAACAATAGCAGTCATCGCCATCATCTCGGTATTGTCGAAGCAACCCCTCAACCTTAAAACCTAGCTGTTCGCACATCTTAAGGCTTTTAGAGTTGGCTTTACTCACCAAAACAGAGCACCGCCTGCATTTCATTAGATTAAAAATAATTCCGAACACATACTTCAAAACGCTTTTAGTCGCCCAACGCTTTGAGGTCGTGTAGATAGTTAAATAACAGTCAATTTCAGGTCTTAAATCGTGGATTAATATTCCACCGATTAGACCTTTATAATAAATTCCAAGACTCAAACAGGGCTGATATTCCTCAACCCTGTCACCAAGTCCCTTACATACAAATTCCACTACATCAGCGGGCTTACATAATACCCGTTCCGGCTTGGAATCTGACACCTGTGTCAAACCAGTCAACTAATATCCCCCTCGTTTTAGTCTTGAATACGACACCAATCTTAAACCCTGCACCTGAACACATAATCCATTGCGAGTTTATATCGTTAGCGGTGTCAACAGCCCAAGTCGCTGTGTTCCATTTTGAAACATCCCATTTAGAACCGACCGAAAGCCCCACGTTGTTGACGTAGTTTAGATTTCTCTTTTTATAATCCGTATCTACATAGCAAGTCAGAGCAAACGGAGCTGAAGCCGATGTTCTCGGGTTCAATAACTGGACTTTCTTAATGTTCGGCGTGCCGAAGTCATTAAAAGCCTGCTCAACTACACCATCAATGGCAACACCATCATCAGAATAAGCCGAGTCAAACTGAAATACCGCATTATCTGATCCAAAGTATAGCTTGTCATCAAACAGACACCAGCAAACCGCACGAATATTCGTAAATCTGCACCAAGCTCCTGTATTTACGTTAATAACGTGTTGTTCAAACTGCTCGGCAACAGGAACATTGAATATCCCATAACCCTTTTTAGTATAAATAATACCTTGCCAGCCTTTCCTATCCTTATTCTGTGAGGTTCGCTCGATAACTAACCCACGGATTTTATTTGAAAACGCAACCAAAGAATCTCCGGCGTTTGCTGTTGCCAAAGCCTTGCCCATCGGGAAATATCCGTCTTGAGTAATAATAATGACATCGCCTTGATATTGAAGCGTGCATCTATATCCAATCGGTTTAGCAATCTTATACGAACCTTTAAGCGACCAGTTGGAAGCATCGTTAGGGTTAGAGCCATAATAAACCAAAACTTCACCCTCGGACGTGATAAACGCTGTATAGTCGTCAATACCTACACCGCCATCAATCGTCCAGTTGGCAATAGCCACCAAATGACCGCCCCACTTTGATATTTGACTCAAATCAAAAGGTTTCAAAGTACCTGAAATCGAACCGGCAATATCACTATACCAAGCTGTGAGCGTGTTCTTTTCAACAAACCACAAAAACTCTTTACTTACTGTCCCTGATATAATCTTACTACCAGTCAAGCCGGTTCCCGAAAAACCCCAAGCCCCTATATGAGCATCGCCGTTTCCGTCAACATAATAAGCTTGCGGAGTGTCGGCACCGTTCATAAAATAAAGGTAGTTTTTATATTGAACGGTTTGGCAATAGCCCTCGGTCAGCGTTACCCCCATATCAACAGGAGTAGCCCCCGATGTTATGTCCCAAATCTTATTTTCATAAACCGCAAAAAAAGCGTTATATGACGGATAGTGATAACTCGCCAAAGTCTTAACCTTTGTCCGCTCATCTCCAAGCGTGCAATAGTTTGTATATCCGGGGCGGAGTTCAACATAAGAGTCCATCGGAATATAATTATCCATTCTCACCGCATACAAAGGGTTCATAGCCGCAAGCGAATCCTCACGGTTTAACCCCATTATCGGACTTGGAATAGTTATGTCTTTTGACTTAACACCCCTGTTTATCTGTATAGCCATCTACAATCGCTCCGCCATTTGGTTCATCAAAAAACTTAACCTGATAAGCAAGATTAATGTCGCCAGCCGCTTTGGTTTCAGCATAACTCTTGTCTAATTCTCGCTGATATTCGTTATATTCTTCAGCATAATCAAGACCGGTTCGCTTGTTCCATCTCCAAACAATACCTAACTTAACTAAATAAGGGTCAAAGACCGGAATATCCGTATTCGCTGTCAGTTGAGATTTCGGCTCGCTTGTTACCGCATCAACGCACACCGCATTTGACTTATAGTTGAACCTTATCTCTAAATCGCCGGGGTTCTTAAGAAATCTAAACATATTGTTTTGAATCTTAAAAATCACGTCAATTTCAGGGCAATGATATTGCTTTTCTCTTGCCCAGCGTTCCTCTGTGATAGCACCGATGACGTTTCTGATGTTGTCTTTCATATATAAGCTAGACCCAATCAAAGAATGAAAATCAGGCACTATATTATCAATGACATAATCCTTAACCCCGTCCGAAGTGTATAACACACCATCACGGGTTAAAGCTTGCCAGTCAGCGTGTCGCATCAGACTTGAAAGCGTAGATTTAACCACGCTTGCAAATAACTGGTCATTTTGCGAGGTCGTGTTGAATAAATCTCTCGGTCTTGCAACCGCACAAATATCCGCCGCCTCTTGTGCTATCTCTAAAATGTTCATTTCTGTTCTTTCAAAGCTTTGTTTTCTTCTTCAAGTTTGGAAATTCTTGCCTTTAGTTTTTTGACTTCCTTTTCATAATCAGCAATAACCTGATTGTTTTTAGAAACGTCCAAAAACTTTTTAGCAAGAGCAACTTCCATCTCTAAATTAATCGAATGTGCTTTATCCTCATCAAGTCCGGCTAAATCCTCAACCGTAAATATCCCTCTTGATGCACAAGCCTCAATCTGTGGCAAGCTCAAAAAGGCAAACATATTTAAAGGTGTTCCCTCTT